GTTTTACTTTAAACGCAGATAATAATGTAAATAAAAGTGGTAAAAATTTTGCATCATGGAATTGGTTAGGTGCTAATGGAACTGCATCAAACTCTAATGGAAGCATAACATCAACTGTTTCTGCAAACACAACAGCAGGATTTTCTATTGTGTCTTATACTGGTAATGGAACTAGTGGAGCAACTATAGGTCATGGATTAGGGGTAAAACCATCATGTATGATTATAAAAAGAACTAGTGCTGCAGCAAACTGGGCAATTTATCATAACAGATTAAATAGTGGTACAAATCCAGAAGTAAAATATTTAGAATTTAATACAAATGGTGAATTAGATGATGCAGGTATTTTTAATGATACAGCACCAACAAGTTCAGTATTTACAGTAGGTAATTCAGATAAATCTAATATTAGTGGTAGTACATACATAGCCTACTGCTTCGCAGAGAAACAAGGTTACAGCAAGTTTGGTTCTTATGTTGGTAATGGGAACGCAGATGGCAGTTTTATTTACACAGGATTTAAACCTGCGTTTGTTATGGTAAAAAAATCTAGTGCATCTGGAAGTGATTGGAATTTACATGATAATAAAAGACCAGGATTTAATGTTAATAATAGCTATTTAGCACCAAATGAAAACGCTGCTGAAGTTACAGGAAATACTTATCAAATATTTGATTTACTTTCTAATGGTTTTAAATGCAGAGGTGCTGGAACTGGAACTAATGCTTCAGGAGAAACAATGATTTACATGGCATTTGCAGAGAGTCCTTTTGTAGGCAATAATTTTGTACCTAACAATGCTCGATAATTAATGAATTTAACCTGTAGACAAATATATATAAATAACTTATAAGGAGAATATTATGTATGCAAAAGTAGAAAACAACACAGTAGTAAAAGCAAACTCAAGCCTAGCTTCTTTTAATAAAGCGGCTCCAAGTTGGAGTAATGCTCAACTTGAAGCAAATGGTATTTATGAAGTGGTATACGATAACACAAATTTAAAAGACAGCAGGTTTTATAATAATGGTGCAGAAAGTTTTACTTTCGCAAATGATACAGTGACTGCAAGTTATACTTCAGCTGTCGGTAAATCACTTGATGATGTTAATGAAACAGACATAGATGGTAATGCCGTATTAGATGATGATGGAAATCAAGTTGTAACACCTGGTTTAAAATCTAATGAGAAAAATCAAATTAAGGCTCAAGCAGCAGGATTATTACAATCTACAGATTGGTATGTAATAAGAAATGCAGAATCTTCTACAGAAGTTCCAGCAAATGTTTCAACTTTTAGAACAGCAGTTAGAACTAAATCTAACGAAATGGAAACTGCAATTGATGGTGCAGCAACTGTTGAAGCTTTAGAAGCTTTATTTACTTACACAGAAGGTGCAGATGATGTTGTTTCTAGACCTTTAGGTGAGTGGCCTAGATTAGCCTAGTTCTTATTGTAAGTTCTTTTTTTTAAAGGTATAAGGTAGTATTATGCTACAAAAAATAGGATTTCAACCTGGATTCAATAAACAGATTACAGAAACTACAGCCGAAGGACAATGGGTAGGTGGTGATAATGTACGTTTTAGATATGGTACACCTGAAAAGATAGGTGGTTGGTCACAATTAGGTGAGTCTAAACTTACAGGAGCTGCAAGAGCTTTACATCATTTAGTTAATAAATCTGGTAACAAGTTTGCAATCATAGGCACAAACAGAATTTTATACGCTTACACAGGGGGTGTATTTTATGACATCCATCCTATCAAAACTACTACAACATTATCTAATGCATTTAGTACAACGAATGGTTCAGCAACGGTTACTTTAACATTTAGCACGGACCACAATATAGCAGTCAACGATATTTTACTTTTAGATAATTTTACAGCTATTACAAATTCAAATTATTCAGCATCAGACTTTGATGATAAAAAATTTATGGTGACATCTGTTCCAACAGGAACAACTTTAACTATCACAATGCCATCAGCAGAGACAGGATCAGGTGCAACTACATCAGGTGGTATTAGAATACAACATTATTATCCAGTAGGACCCGCAGAACAATTACCTGGTTTTGGTTGGGGATTAGCTTCTTGGGGTGGAACTGTAACAGGTGAAGCAACTACAACTTTAAATGGTGGTATCAATGCTGTGACTACAACTATTGTATTAACAGATGCATCTTTGTTTCCAACATCAGGTACAAACTTTATACAAATAGGATCAGAAGAAATTTCATACACAGGTATATCTAGTAATACTTTAACTGGTGTTACAAGAGGAGTTAGAAATACAACAGCTGCAACTCATTCAAATGGTGCAACTATACTAAATAGTTCTGATTACATTGCATGGGGTGAAGCAGCATCGGGTGACTTAGTTGTTGATCCCGGTTTATGGTCTATTGATAATTTTGGAGATAAAGTAATTGCACTAATTCATAATGCACAAGTTTTTGAATGGGACTCTAATGCAACAAACGCTGTAACCAATAGAGCAACAATTATTACAGGTGCACCAACAGCATCACGTGATATGTTAGTATCTACTCCTGATAGACACTTAGTATTTTTTGGAACAGAAACAACTATTGGTGATCCAACTACACAAGATGAAATGTTTATAAGGTTTTCGGATCAAGAAGATATTAACACATATACAGTAGATGCAGTTAATACTTCTGGTTTTCAAAGACTTGCAGATGGATCTAAAATTGTAGGTGCAGTTAGAGGTAGAGATGCAATCTATGTTTGGACAGATACATCTTTATTTACTATGAGATTTATTGGTCAGCCTCTTACTTTTGGTTTTCAACAAGTTGGAACTAACTGTGGTTTGATTGGACAAAACGCTGCATTAGAAGTTGATGGTGCTGCATATTGGTTTTCAGAAAATGGTTTTTTTAAATATTCTGGTAATCTTGAGACTATGACATGTTTAGTAGAAGATTTTGTTTATGATGATTTAAATACTACAGCTAACCAATTAATTAATGTTGGATTAAATAATTTATTTGGTGAAATTACTTGGTTCTATTGTACAGAAAGTTCAACGGTAATTAACAGATGTGTAACTTATAACTACATGGACTCATCTCCTCAAAGACCGGTATGGACGACAGGAACTTTAGCAAGAGGTACATGGAAAGATTCATCTGTGTTTGGTTTACCACACGCAACTAGTTTTACTGCAGGTGATGATTCATCGTTTGATGTTATTGGCAATACTGAAGGAAGCACAATATACTTTGAACATGAAAAAGGAACGGATGAAGCATTAGCAAGTGGGATAAATGCAATTACTTCTAATATTGAATCAGGAGACTTTGATATTACACAATCAAGATCATCTACCGGACAGCAAACAGGTGTTGCAACATTTAGAGGAGATGGTGAATTTATTATGAAGATTAGAAGATTTATACCTGACTTTTTATCACAAACAGGAAATACACAAGTAACTTTACAACTTAGAAACTATCCAAATAGTTCTCAAGCAAGCTCACCACTTGGACCATTTACAATTACCAGTTCTACTGACAAAGTAGATACACGTGCAAGAGCAAGAGCAGTGTCATTAAAAGTAGCTAATACAGCAGCGAATCAAAGTTGGAAACTAGGTACATTTAGATTAGACACTCAACCAGATGGACGTAGATAATGGCAAAAGTAACAGTAGTATTTACAAGACCTAGTAAAGAGTATAGACAACAAGATGCTGATTCTTTAGTTAGAGATTTAGACGGATTGATTGAAAAATTAAACTCTACATTTCAACAAGATTTAAGAGATGAACAACAAAGATTTACTTGGTTCATGAGCAGTGGAAGTGAAGCATAATGGCTAATAGATATAAAAATACACAATTTGATTTAACAACAACTAACGCTACAGATATTTATACTGTACCCTCTCAATCTAGAGCGATCATTCAAAACATTCATACAGCTAATGTTGGATCAGGTAACGTTGAGATTAAAGCTTTTATATATGATACGTCTGCAGGTAGAGCTTATCAGTTTGCAGAGCACACTGTAAACTCAGGTAATTCTAAATCTATATCTGATGGTACAATCATACTAGAAGAAAGCGACAAATTACAATTACAAGCAGCAACAGCTGACATATTTGAAGGCACAGTATCAATACTAGAATTTGACAGAACATAGGAGGAAAATGAACGTCATAAAACCAGAGAAAATAATAGAAAAAATAACTAACCTTAAAACAGGTGAGGAATATAAGAACGATAATGAATGGAAATCAAAAGGTATACCTGAAGAAGACATTCGAAGAGATATAAAAGTTCTTATGCCAAGCCTTGATATTTTTGGAGAAACGAAATAGAATAGTACAATGGCAATAACTAGAGCACAACAAGCTAGACAATTATATAGATTTGGTGGAGACACTATGGGTGGACCAAACGATAAATCAAAATCAAGTCAAGGACCAGACAGGTCAAAAGTTTCAGCTCAACAAACCTCAAATACTAATGCACAGACAGGAGGAGGGGGAAGACAAGATGGTAATCAAGAAGATTCAAGAATTTTTTATGGACCAAAAGGAGAAACAATAGATATTGGTTTTCAAGGTAATTTAAACAAAAGAGAACAAGAATTTCAAAATTTTTTAGATAGAAGAAACAAAGTTAATTTATTTGGTCTAAGTAAAGTTTTAACAGGACCAGCACAAAAATTTTCTAATTTTAATGCATCAGTAAATAGACCTTTTTTTGGAGATGTTATTAGAGCAGGAAAATTTAATTACACAACAAAAGATGGTAAACCTTTGAGTTTTGACATGACCGAAGACGAATTAGAAGATGCATATCAAAATTATATGTCAAGTAGACTTGGAGGAGAAATTGATGCTTACGGTAATCCTCTTAATACAGGTAATGATGGCGGTGATCCAATCATACCATTAATGGCCCAAGCTCCAAGCAACATGGACCAAGAAACAGAAGTAGAAGAACCTTTTCAAAGAAATTTTAGATTACTAGCAGATGGTGGAATGCCAGATGATGCACCGGTTTACGAAGGTGGGATCATGGACCTTGAATCATCAAGACAGATGTATGGTCTAGGTAAACTTGTTAAGAAAGTTACAAGATCAGTTAAGAAGATAGCTAAGTCACCAATAGGTAAAGCTGCATTATTATATTTTGGTGGTAATGCACTTGCAGGTGGTGGGTTAAAAAGTTTTTTACTTGGTTCAAATGCAGGTCCAAGTTTTTCAAAAACAGGTTTGTTACAAAAAATGTTTCTTAAAAATCCTTCAACTGGTTTTTCACTAGGTAATTTAAGTGGCACTGCTGTAGCAGGTATACCGGCAGCCTTATCTTATTTCATGACACCTGAAGAAGAAGAACAACAAGCAATGAATTACGGAGCAGACATAGACGATCCTAGAACTATTATGGCTAATCCTTCTTTATATACAAACAGAAGACTAGCTGCTGAAGGTGGATCTATGGATGAGCCAGTAGCCAAAAAGACTATGCCTCTATTAGATATGGATGGTCAAGAAATGGATTTAAGAGCTGAAGGTGGTTTTGTTCCAATAGGACGTATGGAAAAAGCAGACGATGTACCTGCAAGATTATCAAAAAATGAATTTGTCTTTACAGCAGAAGCTGTAAGAAATGCCGGAGAAGGCGATGTAGACAAAGGCGCAGAAGTCATGTATAACATGATGAAAAACTTAGAATCCGGAGGTGAAGTTTCAGAAGAATCTCAAGGGTTGGAAGGCGCTAGAGAAATGTTTCAAACATCACAAAGATTAGAGGAAGTAATATAATGGCCGTAACAGAACAAGTATCAAGACCAGCACCTTTTGTAGAAAAACTAGGAACTAACCTAGCAGAAAATGTATTAGCTCAACAAGGTGTACCGATAGTAACAGGTGGTTTAGGAAGTATATCACAAGGTGCAGCTGAATCAGCAGAAGCATTTAAAGCAAGACAAGATGCAGCTCAAGCTTTTGATGTTAGAAAACAAAGTTTAGCAGGACTTGCACCACAAGTAGCGGGTCAAGATGCATTACAAACACAAGCACAAAATTTAGCAACCCAAGGTGTAGGTTCTTTTGCACCTTTTTTACAACAAGCACAAACTGCAGGAACAGCAGCTGGAACAGCATTAAGTGGAGTAGGTTTAGGAGCAACAGCTTATCAACAAGGCGTACAAGACTTTATGTCCCCATATCAATCACAAGTGATTGATGCATCGTTAGCAGAATTTGATCGTAATACACAAATACAACAACAGCAGATCAGAGATCAACAAGCAGCTTTGGGTGCGCTCGGCAGTGGTCGAGCGGGAGTGCAACTCGCAGAGTATGGCACAGGGGCTGCGAGAGAACGAGCTTTATTACAGGCCGGTCTCTTGCAACAAGGATTTGGTCAGGCAGCAGGAGCCAGACAACAAGACATTGCTAATAGAGGAGCGTTAGCGGCACAACAACAAGGCTTGGGTGCATTTCAATCAGGTTTAGGTCAAACACAACAAGCAGCAACAGGTGTAGATATTTCACGTTTAGGTCAGTTGGGCGCACTGAACCAAGCGCAAACACAAGCAGGACTTGATGCACAAAGAGAAGCAACAAGACAAGCAGCATTCCAACCACAAGAACAATTAGATAGATATGCTTCACAAGTTACAGGAATCATGGGTGGTTATCCTGGTCAAACAGTTTCAACAAATGTACCTAACCCTACACCATTACAAACTGCATTAGGTGTTGGTACAACACTTGCAGGTATCTATGGTGGGTTAAGTGGTAAAGGTAATGCAGGAACTAATTTTGGAAACTTTATAAATAAATAATTATGAATAGAACTTTAAAAAGACCAATGTTTAGAATAGGCGGATCAGCAGGAACTGGTATTACATCAGGACTAGATCAACCAAGAAAACAATACAATCAAGGATCTAACCCTTATAACATGGGAAAC